GTTTTCATTTTCGCTGTAGTTATGAACCTGAGAAGCAATCATTAGGTCAGCGTGCTGGATGGATACCATGTGCGCCTTATGAGTGCAAAGAATATGTGGCAAAAACCAAAGCCGCAGCTGTAAAGAAATTTGAAGAAATTTTAAATGAGAAGCATTGCGGCTAAAGCCGAAGGAGAACACAATGGCATTTCAATCGAAGGACGGCAAATCGTTCGGCTCTAAGTTCGTTGCAAAAAGGCGCGATACTGAGCATGACAAAGCAAGTCAAGTGATGGGCGCAACCAGCCCCGAGCCCGCAATGGGTGCGGAGAAACCCGCAGCTAACGAACCTGAGCAGAAACCTCAGGAAAACCCCGATCAGGTTGTGGCAACCCACGGGCCCGCTAGCACTATCCATGTGGCTCATGACCATAAGGCCGGGAAGCACCACGTCATTAGTACGCATCCTGACGGGCATGTGCATGAGAGTGAGTTCAAGAGCGCTAAGGAAGCCCATGATGCGGCATCTAAGCTGTCTGGTGGAGACCAACCTATGAGCGAACAACCAGAAGCAGCAGCGGCCCCGGAGTCGGACGGCTTCGCTATGCCAAAATTGGCGTAAAGGAGAAAATATGTCTTATCAATCAATGACGGACCCCTCTAGAAAATTCGGGTCAGCTTTTCGTGGAAAGCGCTTCGACGCGTACCATGGCGGTGGAGAGCAACCCGCAGGCAACAATGAGAATGAAAAAGCAGAACCAAAAGAAGTGAAGAGTCCCGCAACATCGTTTCATTTCACACATGACCACGATGGTGGAAAGCATACAACCACGACTACAAGGGAAGATGGAACGTCGGAAGTAGTGTCTCACGGCTCTGCAAAAGAGGCACATGATTCTGCAGCGCAGTTGGCCCTAGAAGCGGGCGGCGAGAAGCAGAATGAAAACGTGAAGCGGTCAGATCATCCAGACCAAATGGGGGCTCGCTCAGAAGAAGAAGGCTATGAACAGCCAGTCCTTGTGTAAGGAGTAACGTATGCCATTTGTCAGTGCAAAACAGCGGGCGTGGGCCCACGCAAATCCTGAGGACCTAGGGGGAGAAGCTAAGGTTTCCGAATGGGAGTCTAAAACTCCTTCTAAATTGCCCAAGTATAAACATGGGAAAACTACTTCTCCAGAGTTGAAGAAAAAGTTCGCATACAAAAAGAAGGATTAAGCGTATGTGGTGCCGTCGATGTGCTCAGTGTAAAACAGAGCTTCGCAAGCGGCATTTGTCAGAAGTTCTGAGATGTATTTGCGGTTGGGTTTGGGGTTAAATTATGGAAATATTTCTGTTTGTGTGCGTTTTGTTTATTGTAATCGCGTCATCCCGCAGAAAAGAATATTGTCGAGACAAATGGGGACATTACGCATATCGAAAATGGAGGAATCAGTGAGTCACAAGAAACATGAGGTACCTGAGGCATACATGACCGCCGCGCAATCCTCGGCTGTTTGGTGCGCTGAGTATTACCATAGACAAATGGACCATCTGACGGCAAAGCAAAGTTCGGCCAAGTGGTGCGAGGAATACCTAAGAAGTCAAGGCTGTAAGTGAGTTGTAGCAGTTTATCTAAGATTTAAGAGGAAAATAAATGGCAGATGAATATAACAAGGACGCTAACACAGAGACGACGAACGCGCCGTCTGCACCTCTGCCATATGAGCAGCCCGAGAAGCCAGAAGATTCTCCCTTGGGTATGTATGCGCCAATCGAATTTTCTTCAGAGCCTTTTGCAGAGTTGTCAGAGGATGCTCAGGGCGCATTGATGCAGCTTGATATACTTGCCACAAAAACGGACGTTGCGGCTCGCCGTTTTGAGACGGAACAGGTATGGGAGGCACTTCACTTTGACAGGGGCTATCAACATTTGTTAAGAGGGAAGCAGGGCGGGTGGATTTTGCCAGGACAAGCAAGCGGTTTCGGGCCAACATCCCAAGCTAACAATAATACCGTGTACGACACGAATGTGTACGGTTCTAAGGGAGACATTATTGTAGCAGCGCTTTCTCGAGAAGTGCCTAAGGTAGAATTTTTTCCGGCCAATCCCGACTTCGGCCCCGACATTATTGCTTCTGAGGAAGCTGAGAATTTTAAAGAAATCTGGGCTCGAAATAATAATCTCCACGCATTGCTTGTGGAGTGTGCCCGTATATTCTGGAACGAAGACCGAGTATTAGCATGGACTCGATTCGAGCTAAATGGACAGTTGTATGGGTTCGAAGGAGAAGACGATACTGCCCCAGTTACCGCCGAGGACCTCCTGAATCCTCCCGAGGATACCCCAACAGGCCAAGAGGGCTTAGATGAAGTCCTTGAGCAAACTGAGTCTCCATTAGGGGACGAGGATGAGGTTCCTGAAGAAATAGAGGAACCCTCGGAAATCACTCCTCCTGCTGAGCCGGTTAAGAAGGCTCGCGGTAGAGAAGTCACCACCCTTCATGGAAAATTGGACCATAAATGTCCGATAGCCGTGGACAACCTTAAGGATATGCATTTCGTACAGCTGTACGAAGACCTTGATGTGGTGATCGCAAAGGCGAAGTATCCGTGGATAGCAGACAAGATTAAACCAGGAGCTGATGGGCAATCTGAAGTAGAGTTGGATCGCATTGCCCGAGAGAACACACGCCAAGCAGTTCTCGGCGCATACGTCACTGGTGATTCTTTGCAGAACCACACTGTTGTGAAGCATACTTGGTTCCGACCCTCCATGTTCATGAGCGAAAAGATAAATGATCAGGTTCGGGCTGAGCTTCTCGAAGCGTTTCCCAATGGCGCTCTACTTGTTAAGGCAGGAGCAAACTATGCGTACTCTAAGAATGAGAGCATGGATGCGCACCTTGCAATTGGACATGCATTTTCTGGCAAAGGTCAGAACCGTCGCGCTCTGGGTACGTCTTTAATCTCTATTCAGAAACGCATCAACGATTGGGTTGATCTTCAAGACGATTTCTTCAAGCGTACCGTCCCTAAAAAGTGGATGAACGCTGAAGCCTTTAACATGGACGCAATAAAGGGACAATCGAATGTCCCGGGCAGCACTGGGCCCTTTCAGCCGCAACCCGGGCTTACTACCATGGATCAGTACATCATGGTTGAGCCTACGCCGCAGCCGCAAGCATCCTTGGCTGAGTTTATCAAATGGTTTATCACTACATTATCAGAGGAAATCACAGGCGCTCTGCCTTCTATGTTCGGCGCAGCTACTGGTGAAAATACCGTTGGCAATGCAGTTATCCAAATGGACCAAGCATTGCAGCGTATTGGGTGCCCTTGGAATAACCTTCAAGACCTATTTGCAGAATGCGCCCGGCAAGCGGTGGGGTGTGCAGCAGATTGCCGAGAAGGCAAGAAGATTTCCCAGATGTTACCGGGTAAAGGAAAAATCTCGGTTAACACTTCAAATTTGGCTGGGAATGTTCTTTGTTTCCCTGAGTCCAACCCAGCTTTCCCTGAATCATGGAACCAAAAAGAAGCGAAATTGATTAAAATGATCGACGCAAGTACGCAGAATCAGGCGGTTAGCCAATGGTTGTTCTCACCTGCTAACTTGCCGATTTTGCAGAGCGGCATCAGGCTCAAAGCCTTCAAGGTTCCCGGAGCATCATCTATTAACAAACAGAAATCGGAATTTGAATTACTTGTACGTAGTGGGCCAATGCCGAACCCACAGGTTCTGCAGATACAGGCAGTGCTTCAGAAAGCTGCAGAGCAAATGCAATTGGCTCAGCAGCAGATGCAGCCTGTTCCTCCCGAAAGTATGGCCATGGTTCAGCAATTGCAGCAGCAGATGAAAGCATTGCCACCGCAGATTAGCACTGTGCCCGTGGCTACTGATGAGTCAGAGAATCACATGGTTGAGGCGGGCGCGTGTTTTGACTGGATCAACAGTAGCGAAGGTCAAAAGTTTAAATTCGGCCAACCGCAACAGCGCACGGCATACGCTAACGTGCATTTACATTATAGTGAGCATGCTGCAATGGCAAAAAAGATAGCCGCAGCGAATGCTCCACCAAATAAACCGCCTTCAGAGAGCATCAGTGTTGATGTGTCAAAAGTTCCTCCCAATGTCGCAATTCAATCGCTAGCGAAGATGGGAATACAGGCGACTCCTCAAGATTTTGCTCAGCATGATCAGAACAATTTAAACATGAAAGTTCAGGCCAAGGCTATACCCGCTGCATTAGCGGAACATGGAAAACAGCAGTCAGAAGTTCCTCCGAGACAACTTCGGAGATAGTAAATCTCAGACCTTGATCAGTCTGGGCTAGCGTATGGGGAGGCCCGAACCTCCCCTGCGCGACCTTTCGGGA